TTTCCAGTATCGAAGTCACCTTCCATAGCTGTTTTGATTGGTGTTCTAACGAAATGTTTCATTCCGTTTGGAACATCAGTGATAAGGAAGAACGCATTAGGATCAGTTAAGAAATTGTTCACTCTGTAACCTTGAGGAACCATTCCCATTGATCTGATTGCGTTGATATCGTTATCAGCAGTTTGAACTCTGCCTTCTGATTTCATCAATCTTTCAGCTTGAAATTGTAGCGCAGAAGGGACAATCATTTTTGTCGCTTTCGCTGCAATTTTTAAACCTCTTTCATCAGTAAACGCTGCAATGTCAATAAGAGATTGCTCTAATGAAGTTTCGTTTAAGTCAGCTGCTGTAGCTAAAGTGTTTGACGTAGTACCAGCAATTGTTGGGTGAGCTGTGCTAAATAAATTAACACCATCCCCAGAAGTGAAACCACCTCCGAAACCATTAACCAAAGGGTTAACAGATTTAACTTGCTTAGTATTAGCCATACTTCTAGCTAACGCTTTTGTGTATCTGCTTGACAGTCTGTCATACAGGTTATCTTCCACCGCTTCCTCAGTAATAGCGAAGGCAAGAGCCACAGTTTCCATAGTGTATCTTGCAGTGTAAGTTTCTTGAGCATTGTCAAAAACTACACCTGAACCTTCAGGTTTTACTTGAGCATTAGCGAAACCAGATAACATAACTTCTTCTTCAAAAGCTCTGTCTGATGTTTCTGTTGCATATATCTCAGCATGTTGGTTTTCGTAACGTTTGTATTCCAAGCCGAACAGCGCGTTCAAACCTGGCTCTAGTTCTTTAACTAGTTGTCCTCGTGATATAGCCATAATTTAATCTCCTATTCTGCTATTATACGCCGTTAGCTGTTTTCAAGAAGTGCTCATTGATCATTACAACAAAGTTTACGTGCGATGCACCTAATTCATTGTTCTTAATGTCTTTTGAAACACCAACCACTCTTAATTGTGCTGTAGTAGATACTCCAGTAGAGTCATCTAGTTCTACACCTGAAAGGTGATCGTGTGTACTTCCTGCTGCATAAGTTAGGTCGTAGTTCATAAATACGTCCGTTTGTGCAGAAGCTGTCGTGTTGTCTGATTGAATCTCAAATCTCTCGTAAGGATCTGAAGATACAAAGCCTACGATATCTGTTGCAGTGTTACTTGCATTCAGATGGTTCGCAAACGTTGGTTTACTTGTATTCGCGTCAGTAAAGAAAACTCCATTTAGAGCTCCTAGTAAAGAATCACCTGCGCCTGCTACACCGATAGTTCCAGTATTTAATGCTTTTACTGGATCTTGACCGAATATAGCTGTAGCTGATGCTGCAATACTAAATTCTGCTAAACCTTGGTTGTCTCTATTTTGACCGATTTTTCCAATTGCTCTTAAGCCGAAAGGACTATCTTGGTTTGCCATAGTTTTTCTCCATTGTTTAATTTAAATGATGAACTAGAAATTGTTAAAAAACTTATTTCTTCGTACCACCAAAAGTTACACGAGTATTTCTATCAACACTGATAGGCATACTTGGATGCTCTTCCTTTAGTAGATCGTTGTCAAAGGCATTTTCGTTATCCTGCGCTTGTTTACGATAGTAATCAGCGTATTGTTTTGCGATCTCTACAGATACTCTAGCGAGCACTAGGCCACCTTGACCGATCACTCCCTTGTACTTACCGTCTTGTACTACAGCATAGTCTGTTTCATTGTATTCATCCGCTCTTACTAGTTCAAAGCCAGATCTTATTCTGCTTTGTACGTTTTTAGAATCGTCGAATCCCATTGACTCAGCTCTAAGCCATCTGTGTACAAATCCTGCCGGTGCAGGGGGTGCATCTAATAAAGATGGTGGAGCCCAGACTTTTGGTCGAGATGTTTTTTCTCTAGTCTGACTCGCACGTGAAGTTTTTTTATCGTCTATATTTTCCATGCTTATACTCCTTCCGTGATTTTTAATTGTTCCGCATAGTCTTTAAGTGGCACACCTAATTTTTTAGCAATTGCTACTTGAGACGGTGTGAGTCTCACAACTTTGCGACCTGAAGCCTTATTTACTCGCGTAGCCGAAGCTACAGTTTGAGTAGGTTTAGTCGATTCCTGAGTAGCATTAGTATCAAACTTGTGCGGAAATTCAAGTCTTATTCTTCTATCTACCTCTGAATAATACTCTTCAGCTTCGGTATTAGGATCATATCCTTCAATTTCAGTCAATTGTCTGTGTATTACTTTTGCTCCTTCAGTCATAACTGCATCATTGTTGAACCAAGAATTTTTTCTAGCCCAATCTCTTGCTCTAGAATCAACTGGTCTTGGTGCATCCACTTCTTGTTGTATTTGTTGTTGAGGTACTGGAGTTTCAACTTTCTGTTCAGCTTGTCTGGCTTTTAAATCAGCAAGTCTTGCCTCTTCATAACCTAGTCTTGAAATTTCTGCAGTTGCAGCAACTTCAGCTTTAAGATCAGTTTCTTCTCTAGCTTTTGCAAGTTTTGCAACAGCCGCTTCCATACCGGATTTAATTCTATTCTCTTTTTCAGTTACAAATCCTGTATCTAATTTTGAGAGTCTAGAACTTAACGCTTCTTTTTCAGCTAAAACACTTTTTGCATAAATCGTAGCTGCTTCTTCTCTTCGCTCTGACTCACGCATTTTTTTAGTTAGTTTAGCTATTCTTCTTTTTACTCCTTCGGAGTATTCTTCTAATTCTTTCTTTTTTTCTGTATTCTCTTCGCTAACTTGAACATCAGTTGGCTCATCAGATTTCGCATTTGCGTCATCGGCGCTACCACCGTCTTCAAGTTTTGTTTCACGTTCGTTTTCATATGATTTATCCGTTCCTGGTGTTTTTTCTTCAATAATAGTTTCTTCAATTAACTCTTCTTTAACTGAATCTAACTCTACTTCGGCACCTGGTCCGGAGGTATCTATGTTAACTGGCTTTTCTGTGTCTTGCATAGTATTCTCCTATGGTTAAAATGTATGAAGTATATCTTCGGGTTTATCGATGGTTGCTAAAACTTCATCATCATTTAGCAATCTAACTTCCCCACCGTCGATAGGTAATCTTGAACCCGCATAACGAGCAAAGATAACCCAATCTCCTTTTTTGCACCAAGGCCCTTCAGGAAATTTTTGTTTATCATAACAATATGGTCCCATCGAAAGGACGAGTCCACATGTAGATGCAACTTGTTGTCTTTCAAGTGTATCCGCTCCTAAAAGCAAACCACCTTTAGTTTTCTCTGGCATCTTAAAAGGTAAAACTAAAAGTCTCCAGCCAGTTGGCTGAGGTAACTTTGAAGTTTCTTTCGTTTTTAAACGTTCGTATCCATCAACTTCTTTTTGATGTTGTTCTTTATTTTCTTTTTCGTACTTTTCTTCCAAAGCGTTTTTATGCTTTGGGACTTCTGTCTTTTCCAATGTCGACGACTTTACCGTCTCTGTCTTTTCCATTCGTAGCTCCTTTGTTTAGCAGGTTGGATATTTCCCCTGAAATGTATTGGTAGGCGTGTGCCTGTCCTAACATGTACTTGTATTTTTCCATATTGTCAACACCACCACTCACCATTGCATTTGCAATTTGTTGGTAGTTTTCTTTTAATTGTTTTTGTATTTTAGTTATTAAGTTTATTTCATCCATTTACTTTTTTACCTTTGTTTACACCTTTCTTAATTATATAGTCTTGAGTTCCATTTGCACCTGTCTCAACTTCTTTACGAAGATTTTTAAACAGATTTTTTTGTTTTTCTTCTTTTTCTTTTTTTAATGAATAAGCTTCTAATATTTTCGTATCTCTCATAACACCAATTATCTATATAATCTGTAATATTGTCAATAGTCTCACAAAATTTATATATAAACTTATCTAACATTTCCATCTTCTTCTAGCCTGACGTAGTCTAGAATTAGGGTCTTTAGCAGCTTTAGGAAACTGTTTCATTTGACCAGCACTTCTTGCACAGTAGGACTTTCTACGTTTTGCAGCAGCTGAACCTTTTTTAACTTTTCCAGTTACTGCTGTTTTTAATTTTGATCCAGGGTTAGCCGCTCTATAAGCTTTAACACCTGCTTCTGTCATTCCTGCACCTTTATCAGTTGCACGAAAATTCTTTTTATTTCTTTTAGGCATTACATCACCACCTCTTTTAAAACCAGTGAGCATCTTGCCGTAATATTTTTTATAACTTTGATTTTCTCCAGGACCACCTTTTATAAAACTACCATCATATTTTGTGTTGGGCATTTTCATATTATTCCTCCAATTGCTTTTCTATCTCTTTTAGAAAAAGTAGCAACGTTAGTTGGTTTAGGTCCAGTGTTAGATACTGCTCGTTTTCGTTTGACAGCACTCGCCTTTTGTCCTTTTGACATCCGTGTGGCTTTTGCAAGTGGGACGCATTTTGGATATTTCCTCTTTGAGCCTTTGCTTCTCCCGCAAGGTTGATACTTCCCGTTTTTCTTCGGGGCTCCAATGTCTACCCATTTGTCGTCCAACCATTTTTTTAATCCACTCATGAATTCTTTCCATAAGCGTTTCCTTTACCTTTGGTTGCTACTTTACAAATACCTCCGCCGGCTTTTTTGGTTCGACCTACTTTGCCTTTACAGTATTTGCTTGCCCAGATATTTGCGTATGCACTTGGGTACACATCAAATTTTTTCTTAGCAGCAGCTTTACCTGCAGGACAAAGTTTAGCCATTATTTCGCTCGCATTCCTTTTTTGTAACCCATTCGTTTTGCAACAGCTGGAGCTACCTTTTTAAGTTTTCTTATGCCTTTGCCTTTTTTACCGGCAGGTATTTTTTTCTTAGCCATGATTAACCTTTTTTAATTTCCTTAACTATTCTTTTTTTTTCAGCTTTAAGATTTTTCTTACCTTTTTTAGTGAAAGCTTTTTCTGAATCTACTCTTCCAAGTTCTTCAAGTCTATTCATACGTTTAGTATTTTTTTTAACCTTGCCACCTTTTTTATACATAGCTCCACCCTTCATACCCATATCGTCTTTGTAGTATCCTGAAGCCATATCTTTTCTAGCAGTAGACATTCCACCACCCATTTTCATTGCTCTTCCACCTACTTTCATAGGAGTTCTAGAGTTAGTTGTTTGTTTATTAAATCTTCTGTTTGCCATTATTTTTTTCCTCCGTTTTTAAAGATTTGTGTTCCCTTAATTCCAAAAATACTTCCCACGACAAGGATCCAAAGGGTACTGAACCAAGTCGGAAGTGCCGCGAAATGCTCGAAAAAAGTTTTCACTTTATCGAGAGCGCCAGGATCATCCGAGAAGACTCCCCAAGCGAGCACAATTATAGGGGCAGACAATATTACTAGGACAAATT